ATCCAGCCGATACAGCTATTCATAGCAATCTATCCTTCCTGGTTAATGTAGGGGCATTATCCTCGGATAAATTGCAGAAGGGACGCAGACGGTGCTGCGTCCCTCACTTTACAGCTTTTTGGCGAAGTCCAGGGAGATCCATCCGGCTCCAGACTTCAGGCGGCCCCACTTTGAGGCCCCCTTACCCGGCGCTTCTTCTTCGATGGTATAAACTCCGGGAGGAATGAACCTTTTAATGGCCGTGTCGGTTCCGGGGCCGGAGCGGATGCGGAGATCGGTCACGGTTACTCGAACTCGGTAGGGGGCCGTGCTGGCCCCTGCGCCGCCCGTAGCGGGTTTTTCTGTGGTTGGGGGTGTCTGTGTACCACCCGTGCCAGGATTGGCCTTCAGAGCGTCCAGATAGCCGCTGACCAGTTGCTTGAATACCTTCCAGTTCTTCAGTGCAATCTGGGAGTTGCTGCTGTTGAAGATGTACGAGGGACACCACTTTTTTCCCCGGACAGGGGTGCAGCATTGAGTATCACGATCTGCAAAGGTTTTCTTCTCAGACTTATTTACCCAATAGGTGTGGGTCACCAGAGCTTCAACAGAAAGCCCGTGGTGCCACAGGAGCCATGCGGCGATCCTGGCCCCGTTATCTCTGGCGATCAGGTCATGCTCCGGGGTCTCATTCTCGATGATTTCAATGGAAAGGCTGGTCATATTGCCACCCGTGGCCACAGAACCATCGCCAGCGTGCCAGCTGACTTCAGCAGCTCCCAGCGGATCATTCCGACAGAGGCCCATCCCGGCCCGAAGGTTCTGCCAGCCTCCCGTATCATCCACAAAGAAATGGACTCTGGAACTTCCCATGTTTTCGTTGAGGGTGGCCCGGGCGTATTGCTCCCCATCGTCATAGACTTTGGGAAGATCGTTGGTGTTGTGAATGGTGACAAACTGCACCTTCCCGGTTCCACCGCTCAGTTTCTGCTGCTTTTTATAGAGGGAGCCAGCAGAAAACCCAGCTTTCTTGGCCTTGGCGCTATCCTTCCACCTGGTACCATCCGGGATAATCTTCTCACTGATTGTCACCCCGTTTATGGAAAAAACGGCGTTGGGGGTCAGCTTCTCCATGTCTTACACCTCGCTTTCAGTACCAACGCCAGCTTCCTCCAGGATTACACCGTCCTCCACGGAAATGATCCCATATTTCAGTTCATAGACTGCGCTTTCAATCAGAGCCTCCAGCTTCGCTTCGTCTACTTCAATGCCGTGTGCCCGGAGCCAGTTCAGAACATACTGCTTCTTTTCCTCCCCCCTGCCGGAGCCGGAATAAATCTGCTCGGCGGCGGTGACGGCGATGCGTGTCCAGGCGTTAACCTCACGCTGCTGCTCCGCCGTGGTCTTGCTCTTGATCCAGGGGATGACGATAGCGGTGATGATGGCCGCCAGCAGCGCAAAGACGGCCTCGATGATGGTGGTGATGTCGAACATGATGTTTTCCTCCTGATAGTTGATACTCCCTTTAAACGATGTTTAAAGGGGCAAAAAAAGCCGCCCTCTGTGGGCGGTGGTAGGGGGGTGCAGAAAGTGGAAGAAACCGCTCTCTGCGCTTTGAAATTGTCAATGGGGCATACGCCACCACCTCCTTCAAGTGATAATAAGAAAAGGCTGCTCCAAGAGCGGCCTTTCACCCAAGTCTATATGATTGTGTATGTTGGGCGTTCCTCGCCAAAGAGCCAGTATCTCAGCCAATCATCGAGAAAAACAGCTAACCCTGACAGGAAGAACCATACTCCCATAAAAGGTAGACAGATCTGGCCCAGCAGATTGCACGGCATATTGGAGTAGTCCCATATCCCCAGGCCCAGCCAGAGGTTCAAGATACACCCGGCAGCAAACTCGGCTGCAGTGATGACCAGCATACCGAGAAGGCACTGCCATACAATACCCATTGACCACGGGAGCCAGTTATTGATCCCGCCGATAAGGAGGAACATTATCCCCCCCAGCAGAAACATAGTGAAATGGCTGTACCCCCGAAAAAGCAACTCCAGCAGCACATAAAGGCTGCCGCCAATCACCAGTAGGGTGAACGCCTTAACTGCCCGGCCCATGATCAGGACACCTCTGCAGCGCCCATGCCCTTCAGGACATCGCTTTGATATTCCTCCGGGATGGTCATACCGTAGGCCACCTTCTGGACATCCTCAATACTACTCATGGCGCTGATGTAGGTGCGCAAGCTGTTGAAGTAGGACTCCTGGTAGAGCTTCCAGAAGGTTGCCTTTTCCACCACCTTGGCAAACTCTGTGGCAGAGAAATAGCGGCATTCCTGCCCATCAGCGTGATAAGGAACTGAGGCCATTCCAGAGGCCAGCATGGTGGACAGGGAAATCATATTGACCTGATCTTCCACCTCCATGGAGAAATGCAACACCTCGCCGCTGATCTGCACGTCAATGCCCGCAACGATGGCCGCCCGGCAAGCCTCGGACATTTCCGCTACCTTGGCCAGCTTGATCCCTTCCAGGCTTTCCGGGTCAGGGGGCGCATAGCCCCACCACTGCTCAAACGCCTGGGTGACTTCTTCCAGCGTCAATCTCCCGTTGTAGCGGAACTGCCTTTCCTCGCATTCATAGACCACCCGACTGTCCTGGAGATCTTCCCCCTCCGCAATCGGTACCGTTTTCTCGGTAATCCCCCGGCGCAGAATTACATCAGTCTGCCCATTCAGAGGGAACACCTGCACAGCAGCAGGTTCACGCACATACTGCTCCAATCTCATTCATAGCCCTCGCTTTCATTTTACTATGCCACGAAACAGATGACTTCGCAGCCCGGACGATCTTATAAACATTGTTTGCTTTACAAAAGCCCTTGCTATCACTGTGTTTCAGCCACCCCCAATAGGAAAGGATCTTCTGCGCTCTCCACCAGGGAATATACCCCAGCCGCTCTAAGTCCCGCCCCGCCCGGAGTATCTGCCGCCGCAGCCTGACAAAGATCCTCCCCCGAATTATAGTGTAGGTTCTGCGCACTACATAGCCCACCATGTCAATGCCGGGCGTTCTGCGATGACTGCCACGCTGCCGTTCTTTGTGCTGCCGCCGCTCCTCGGCAAAAGACGCAACATGGCATATTTGCCACGCTGACTTGACCGAGAGGCCCAAGGTTTCCGCTGCCCATCGAACGGTCTTTTTGATGGCTCTCTCCAGGTTGGACATTCGCCCATACAGCGAGAAATCGTCAGCATAACTGACGATGCCCCACACCATAGGGAGCCGCTTGCCACGCCGGAATTTGGCCTGTTCCATCAGGTGGCGAAGGACGTAACTCATGACATAATTAAAGAGCCAGCAGCTAAGATAGCCCCCAATGAGCAGCACCCCATCAGGGTAGTTACTCATCACCGCCTCGATGAACCACAGCAGCACTTTGTTTTTTCCGATGTCACGCCGCAACAGGTTCATCACCATTTCAATGGTGGTGGACGGATAGGCTTTCTTGATGTCGCACTTTACCTCATCAATTTTGCCATGAAATTTCTTGCGGATCATGCGCTCAATCCTGCGCTTGCCCCCAAGTTGTCCCTTGCCCGGAATACTGCCATATTGACAATGCAGCAATTTGGCCCGGAACAGCGGTTCCAAAGAGTACTTAGCGATGTACTCAAAGACCTGCTGTTCCGGGGACTCCTGGCAAATGTCCCGAACCTTCCCGCTGTGGCCGTCCTCCCGTGTGAACTGTCGAACAGGCTTCAACTGAAGATCTCGCTCACGGATGCGCTCCACGGCCCACTCCGCCACCTCATCAATGGCAACGAGGATCTGATTACAGCTGTGATCCCTTCGCTCCTGGGCCAGTTGTTCCTTCGTAATCTTCCCGGTAGACAGAAGCAAATTCCGAAATGAGGCTTTCTTCAGTTTCCCGGAAAAGGCACGATGAACTGCTGGCTTGATAAAAGCCAGATCTTCGATGTTCACATCTTTGGGCTTGCAGTAGGTTCTCACGCCAGTACCCCCTGTGGTTTGTGCTACCCGACAGCTTTCGCCGAAGCTACTAACCGCCGCTGGTTGCAACACAATTTTCCCTCATAAGGGCGGAATATGTGACGCAATAAATAGGCATTTTGTGTTTTACAAACAAGGCGAGCCAGCACAGCCGTTCCAGTTACTATTCGTTACTGTATTGTTAGAGTTGCGGGCGGGCAGCCCAGCCAGGCCACCATTATTTAGGTTATAGCAACACCAGGCCGCACGCACACCTAACAGGCCAAAGGGCTGACACAGAGCGCCACATATCCCTTGATCTCTATTATAACAAACTTTTTAAATGAAAGGGCGAATTTTGAAAAAATTTGACGACGGGGCCGCTTGCGGCCCCGTCGTCATCCCCTTCACCGGGGCCTGGTTTGGCTGGGTCAGGGGGCTACGCCCCCTCTTGCCCCTTTGGGGCAATTCACCTCCTGCGCGTGCCAAAAATTCCACGACTTGTGCGCCCCTGGGGCGCGCACACCAGTGTCCGATGTCACTGGTGGTGGGGGATTCTCAAGGGGAAGACAGCTCCCCCTTGACGTTTCACAGCATATCCTTAATCTCCTGGCAAAGAAGCTCCGCCGCCTCCGTGTTCCGCATCACCAGCAAAGCGGTGTCGTCCCCCGCCAGGGAGCCCACGATATCGTTCATATCCATATTGTCCAGGGCCGAGCAAGCCCCGTTGGCCAGGCCCGGCATGGTCTTCACCACCACGATGTTCTGGGCGTAGTCAAT